CCCAAAAATAAACCAACAGATTTTAACCAAGATCTTTATTGATCAAAAAGTAATTAGCCTTTAGTGGCCGACCAAGATGGAAATCGACAACGCAAACCGTAACCTAAGGTTGCTGCCCGAACTGGTGGATAGGGAGCCCCTCACGTTCTCCGAAGTGGTAGACGTAGTGTGTGATTCCGATGGGTTGGGTTTCCTGAACCCAACAAAGGATGAGGAACTTGAAGACTCGTTTGGTCTCACGATGGTCGACAGGCGGTTTGCGCTGCTTGGTGTAGATCAAAACGCGCTTGTGGAGGAAATTGTGATTGGAGAGATCTTCGTAGCAGCAACCGAAGTTGTGTGGGAGTTGAACAACTGTGGCATACGCAAAGCACCGCCCATATCCATACAGCCAGCGTACGCAGCACTTACCACGGATGCGGTAGACAGAAACCACGTGCAGGCTATGGCGGCGGTGAACGCGTGTTTCGCTGACGGAAATGAACCAAAAATGACATCAAGAGATGTTACGTGGTTGAAATCATGTGTTACTACAAACGCTGACCCGACGCGTATATTCTTTCGATTTGCGCAAATGTACTACTATTACTTGCAGTTGGAAAAGCAGGGCGTCGCTGCGCGGCCATCTCCAGCGACGTCAAATCCCATTCACGTTCGGTCCATTGCTCATGTGCTCACCACGTTGAGGAATGGCGCAGGAGGTACCCATTTTCTGCCCTTCGATCTAGACGCATACACAGGTGACCACACGGTGGCAGCAACCATACTCAGGTATGTTGCAGAAGGATCTGCCTGGCCGCGCGTCGTGGGTGCTGATGTAAGCAGCATTCTAGCTTTGTCCATGCGGTTGCCGAACGTGGAGGTGTTGTTGACGGGATCAGTGCCGGTGAACATAGTCAACCCAAATTTCACTGCTAGTGACATCTGGGATCTCATGTTCACCGTGGCTGGGCAATTGGATTGTGAGGATATACTAAAGGAAATGTTGACGGTCGTGGCTGCTCAGATGTATTCCACGACACCCGATGTCGACCCGGTGTTCCGTTCGCCGCTTGTGAGGTTTGCACTGCCGCCACTTCAAATGTCCTACTATGCCATATTTCCAGTGGCGCTTGCAGCTGACAAGATAGTGCATTCAGTGGTTCCAGAGGAGCATGAGGTTCATGTCGTGGCATGTGAACTCATTTTGCGTTCCCAATTGCTGTCACTAGCATATAGAGAAATGCTGTGGACACTTGGTTTAGGTGGGAAGTTCAGGTCACCACAGCATGCAGCACGGGCCGCCAAGTGGCGAAGGAATTTGACATCAAGGGGGCGGAAACCATATGCACCAATGTGGGGTATAATGGCCAGATATCTGGAAAAGCATGAGTGTTCGGTGTGCTTAAGCAAAACAACGGTGACCTTTGCACCTGATCAAGCTGCACAGTCGGTGTGTGGACTGCAGAAAATCCTGGACGCTTGCAGCTCGTGGGTAGATGTACTGGACGTCGTTCCAAAAGCGCCTATGGCTGCGTTGGATGCATATGTTAAGCCGAAAAAATCGGCGGCGCTGCTGCAACCAGGTGTTCGCTACAAATTGGACCTGATGACGAGTGAAAATTTGCCAAGCGTTGTACACGCGTTGGAAAATCAGGGTGCAGTGTTTGAGTTGATACACAAACTAAAAACCTCACTGAACTGGACGGTTGAAGCCGCGCCCGTGCTGAAAGGGAAATACGGTACGCCCGCAGACCGGCCATTTCAAAATATGATGGTGGACAATCATGTGCAGAGTCACTTCACCGTGCGTTTACCGAACGCTCAGGCCGCCGTCTCCCTGCATAATGGTAACCTATTAAAGAAGGACTGGAAGTGGTACATACAGGGTGCAGGGCCACGCACAGACAACGACACTTTTGATGACGCCGAACTGGGACCAACTGGGACATCAGATTCAACCAGTCTTAGACCAGATGAGCCGTCCGGAGGTGCGGGTGATACGCCACCGCCAGTTGCGCCCTTAGTAAGCGATTACAACGTGGAAATCGAAAGACTCGTGGCCGATCTAACACGGGTACGCACGGTCGCCGCCGAGGTGGCAGCTGAACAAACACCACCTCCGCAAAAGGCTGCACCAGAGGCATTGTCTCGCCAAGCACAATGGGATTATGATGATCTGATGCTTGTGGCACCCGGCATACTGCAACAGATGGCATCACACTACAAAGCGTATCAACAAGGTGTTGTGAAGGGAACTGGACGCTCTGATGCTGAGCACTTCACGCCATTGGTCGCGCCGCTTGCTAACTCCCTGGAGCAGATATCGTTTTGTCAGTCTGTGGCAAATGTGCCAAAAGGAAAGCGCGTAGCCGCGATGAATGCAACATCCCGTGTGTTGCGAACATTTGCGGGGGTTGTTGACGTGCCCAGCCTGTCCAAAAAACTCTGTTTTGGTGCTCAGCGTGCGCTCGCAACAGCTAAGGCGCTCAAAACCTGTTCGGCGCTGACGTTGGCTGAGCTTGCGGAGGAGGGGCAGGTTTGGAACGAAGAGGCCGCGGATCTAATCGATGTGCTTGGGCAGACGGCCGTTGAATCAGGGATTGCCTTGAGCGAATTCACAGGGCCTAAGCCAGTCGGTGTGGATGTGCGTGGTGTCAAGTTCTCCGAAGTAGTGGGTTACGAGGCTGACAAATGGCGACGAGCAAGGGATCAGTCACGGGCGAAGAAAGATGAGGTGGTCATGACGCGCCCAAAGCGCGCAGTTATACCAAAGTCAGATTGGGAGTCAGTGTCTAACATGGTGGCTGCCAACAACGATGAGATACTTGCTAAGGCAGAAGCCATGCTGGATGAGCTTGAGGCGTCTGATGCCGGTGTGAGTACCAATGTGTCAGCAACCGCCGCGGCGAGGGAGCCGTTCGTAGTGGAACTGCCCGCTGGTATGGAAGCCGCCGCATCCGAAAAAGAAAGAAACATGGCTATGTTTGATAAACGTCTGAGAGAATATTCAGCTCAAGCGGATGAAGTGCGCAAGCAAATCTCATTCTTCAAAATGAAAAACAAAGATTACAACGATCCGGTGCGTAAGGAGTATGTGCATAGTAAAGCGTTGGCACTCGAAGTCGCTCTGGACAATGCCACAACTGTTGATGAGCTACATGATGCAATGGTTGCGGCGATTGGGCGGCCAGAGGCGGATTTTGGGAGGGCTGGAGCACCACCGGCAGCTACATTGGCTGGGTCGCTCGAACAGCCGAATATCACCGACGAAACTGCATCGGTTGCAAGCGAAGGAACGGACGAGGATGCATTGGGGCCGATGCCACCGCGTTCTCCGGTGTCGTCACCTGTAAGCAGTGTGGACCCAAGTACGCTCGACGACCTCATGATGCTCTAGGCTGGGAAAACCTAGAGTACGTCATGAGTCAGTCAAACTCCGCTCAGCAGGCATTCGTGCGCGTCTACTTCCTCAATTCCGTAGCATGCCCCACTGATTATGAGAAAATGCGCGTGGGCGCAGCCTCCACAGCCGTAGACTGGCCGGTGCGTAGTAGGGAACCCATAGAACTGGCTGATATAATGGAGAAGTGGGAAAGCCGGGAATGTAACCACAACGTAGCCCCGGTAGAGTTGAAATCGAGCGAGGGGATAAGTGTGTTCACTGAGTTAACAAGATTGCAAGATGAACAAAAGAAGCGTGGTGTGTGCGCAGCAGGTGAAGTTGTGGCGGAGCCTAAGCCGGTGTTCAGGCCAGCTGAAAAATTGGGTGATGTGGACTGGGAAATGCATAAACATTACCCGCAACCAGATGTGCCAAAACATGGTTCGGCCGTGCTTGGGCTCCCGGATGCAGCGGAATTCCTGAAAACAACGCCGTCGGAAACGCAAATGTACTGGTTGAGGCTGCTGAACAGTAGTATAGGGGCGCCGGCCTGGGCTTTGGTTGCGCATGCAGCGTGGATGGCCGCCGCGCAACCAGAAATACTACGTTGGATGGAAAAACTAGGTTGGTGGGACCATGACGTTAGAGACTCCATTGAGGCCACAAAAGCAAGGCTGACTGCGGCACGAAGGTGTTTGAGGCTGGGTAATGCCGAGAGGCTGACTGTCGAGGATGTCTTAATGTTGCGTAAGATGTCAACCATTGCAGACCGAAACAAGGATGAAGCAGACTGGGCTGCTGAGAAAATAAGACGGACGATTGACACCCCGGTCCACTGGTTCCCAAACAGTGACGGAACCGTGTCGCGCGAACGCTGGATGCGTGAGTGTCGCGCGTATCTGGAAACGTTCACTCTGCGTGTAGCTAGGAAGATGTCCTCGCAACTGCGTCTAGTGTCAATTGATGATTGGTGGGCATCGCGCTACACCTGGGTTAGCAACGGTAGTTCGTCGCAAACAGCAGCAGCACGGCAAGTAATAGAAGAATCTGATTGTGTGCCTGACAAAGCTTGCCGCCCCAATAAAAAGGCCGTTGCGGTGACATTGCCTGATGAGTACATCTGGCTGCAAATGCTGAAAAAGCCTGTTAAGATGCCGAGGAAGAGTACTAAGAATGAACCCGGGCGGAAGAACAGAGCGTTGTACGCACAGGATGATGACTCGTTCTTCGTGTCGTCGTTCGCAAGTGTGGCCATGGAGCGCAGCATAAACGAAGATGGTATATATGCTCGGCAGGCACCGGAGGATGTGGTGAACTGGATGGACATACACAAGAACATGGCAGCGCGCAAGATGTTCTTCACCTCGCTTGACTACAGTGATTACAACACGGAACATGAAACCGTAATGCTGGCAATGCTTGATGCCGCATGGGCCAAAGCATGGGCGACGGTATCGGGTGGTAGGAAAGCGTTACAGCAAAAAGCTTGGGCAGCCCTATGGTCAGCGGAAGCTCATCTAAACTCGTGGTGTGATTTCGGTGATGGGCATGAGCGTATAGAGAGTGGTCTGTTCAGTGGTGACAGGAACACATCACGCGACAATTGTATACTCCATGCAATGTACTCGACTGTGCTGCAGAAAGCAACAAAAGAGCAAATGCCCACGTTTCACGTTGATGGGCTCTGCATGACCGGTGATGATGAAGATGCCGCGTTTGGGAGTTCCGTTCAGGCGGCTTGTTACATGTCCAATCATCTGCGTGCCGGGTTTGTTCTCAAAGTGGAAAAACAACTAACCGGTACTTATGATCAGCCCACACATGAGTATCTGCAGCGAGCCTTGACGAAAGAAGGGAGACCGTCACGCCCGCTAGCGTCCGCATTGGCTACTACGCTTTCCGGGAACTGGTACAAAACCCAGTACACGTGGTATGACAGTGTGATCAGGTCGGTTAGCGCAAACGCATGGGAGCTACACACGCGTGGGCTGCCGTTGGTGATTGCGCGGTATATGGCCGGTAAAGTGTTATCCAGAACATTGACTGTGCCTGGTGAAAATGGCCGACGGGATCTGGAATGGTGGGATTATAGGTCCAGTGGGGATTACGATCCACTATGGGGCGTTAAAACGCTGCCGACGCCAAAAATGCCTGACAGCAGGGACGCGATACGTGCC